CGGGGCAGTAAATGAGACGCTAACCGCTGAAAAGTTATCGTATGCTATCCCGAAGGGCTATCACAGCGGATCTGGAAAGGTGCAGATTGTCCCGGAGACAAAGAGCGTTATGCCTGGAAAGTCTGCTCAAACGGTAGAGCCTACGGATGGAAAAGTGCTAACCTCTGTCGAGGTGGAAGCGATTCCAGAGAATTATGCAGATACCGCCGATGGAACGGCGGTCGCTGGGGATATCCTCAAAGGTAAGACAGCTTATGCAAAGGGCGTAAAACTTACTGGTTCTATGGCAAACAACGGAGCGATTTCCGGCGAGATCGACGGATTGACCACTACATCCTTCTCTGTTCCAGCTGGTTACACCACCGGAGGTTCGGTAAATCTTACTGGGGACATCGAGGAATCTTTAGCTGCTATATAATGGGGGATTAGTATGAGTATTCAGGGAGAGATTGATAGACTTTCCGCCGCCAAAGCTAGTATAGCGGCATCCTTACAGTCTATGGGTGTGGACCCTCCGGATGGAACCACATTAGAGCAATATGCCGCACAGTTGGCCGCTATTGCGGTCAGCGCTCCTTGGCTGCCCCTGTCGGGTGGGGCGATGACGGGACATGTGGATTTTGCAAACGGGAAAGGTGCTGCGTTTTTCCCAAATGGGAGTTCCAATGTTAATGAAGCTGTCCTTCTCGTGGCATACAAGCCGGAGAATGGCATAGCTTGTTTGGGCATTGAGGGAAAGTATGGCCTTGCGCAAGCACGTGTTAAATCTGTGGCCGATCCTATTGATGATTTCGACGCCGCCAACAAAGCCTACGTAGACTCCAAAGGTCCCAAAACCGCCACTGTGACCCTCACCACTGATGGATGGCGCAAAAGAGAGCAAACGGTGACGGTGAACGGCATCCTGGCTGACAGCTCGGCCCAAATTGTTGACGTGTGCCCGGAAAACAAGCCTTCCGCTGACAGATGGGCGGCGGCTGGCGTGTGGTGTACTTCTCAGGCGGCCAACAGCCTGACCTTTTCCTGTGACTCTGTGCCTACGGAGGATATCAACGTAAATATTCGGATGCAGGGGGTGTCAGCATGATTTTCCATGACTGGTCGCTATGGCCAAAGGCTGGCGGAAAGATAACATTGACACTGACTGGAACAGGAGAACCGTATGAGAATTTTTTTGGGTGTTCTATTGTGATAAACGGTGTGGAATATTACACTGCCCAAACGCTTGAGGTGGATGCCGGAACAGAAGTTCTTTGTCATTGCTCTGGTATGCGTGGTGGAGAAATCTACTTGAATGGGGATATGCTTTCAGCGGGGACTGATGCCACATACACCGCAAATAAAAACGCAACGATAGAATTCGACACATCTGGAGCATCGTATTATCTTCGCATCACTGAAATTTAACGGGCAATAAAAACCCCGCCCCTATTCGGGCAGGGAGAAGGGAGACAGCAACATGAACAAAAACCATAAATTCCCAATGGGGGGGGGCGCTTGATTTAACGCTCCGGCACCTTGTACAAAGCGGGGTGCGGACATGATATTTCAGCCAGTGTTGAGCGGGGGCGGAAGCGGCGGAAAGCTTGTTTTTGAATACAAAACTTTCCAGAACATTGTGGATTCTACAGGGACAAAGCTAAACTTCACGCTGCCGGAAGAATACGAGATTTCGCAGCTGGTCGGTTTCGGGATTTACACAAATACAAATACGGCCGGAAAGCTCTATGCCATCCCGCCTAATCCGTATATGGCCGCAAGTATCCGATATCTAGCTGGGGTGGATGCGGAAAATCCGCCGCAACTGGTGTATGGCAGTATCAGATTTGGCAATGGGTCGTATGCGGACATGTGCAACGTGCAGATCAATAACTCATCGGTGACGGGGAAAACAGTAAGCCTGGGTATTTACGCCTGGTCATCCTATCCCAGTTATCAGCAAATCCTCATGGACCCGTCCACCAGTGTGCAACTGTCGTTTCAGTATTTGGTATAAACAAAACCCGCCCCTCTCAGGGCGGGAAATTGACAACAAAGCGGCGCTTATGCTAAGATAGGACAGGCGCTGTTACATATGGCGGTTAGCCACTCCCTTGCGAAAGGGGGTGATGCTGGTGGGACGGAAGCTGATACGCTTCTTAACGTGTTTGCTCATTGCCCTTGCGGTGATGATCTACATAGCCCCAAAAGCGTGTTAGCCGCCCGGATTGCCCCCGAGCGGCTAACTTAGGTTAAGCTGTTAGGATAGGGCTAACCGTCGTAACAGCGCCCTTTCTATCTTCATTATAGCGATTTGAGCCGCTTTGTCAAGTAAGACAGGGCGGCTTTTTGCTGCCCGGAAAGGAGCAAAAATGACCGCAGAACAAATCGTATCCCTGATCGTGGCGGTGCTGTCCGGTCTAGCCGCCTGCATCCCCCTGGTCGTAAAGCTTGTCCAGTACGTCCAGAAGGCCGCTCAGGAAAAGAACTGGGGCAACCTGTTGGGCTTGCTCATCGAACTGATGGAGCAGGCTGAAACCATGTTTGACGAAGGGGCTACCCGCAAGGAATGGGTCATGGCAATGGCGCAGACCAGCGCTGAGTATATCGCCTACCCGCTGGACACCGCCGCCTTGAGCACCCTGATCGACGAGCTGGTGGCCATGACGAAGAACATCAACGCACCGGAGGTGGCAACGAATGAACCTGCACCAACTCTATCTGACGGAGAATGATTGCTACAAGCGGGGGAAGTACATCACGCCCAAGGGGGTGATGGTCCACAGCACCGGGGCGGAAAACCCGAACCTGAAACGCTATGTCGGCCCGGACGACGGCCTTTTGGGCGTGAACCAGAACAACAACCACTGGAACCGCCCCGGCGTGGGGGCCTGTGTTCACGCCTTTATCGGGCTGCTGGCGGACGGAAGCGTTGCCACCTATCAGACCCTTCCCTGGAATATGCGGGGCTGGCACTGCGGGGACGATGCAAACAGCACCCACATCTCCTTTGAAATCTGCGAGGACGACTTGACAGACCCGGAGTATTTCGCCGCCGTCTACCAGGAGGCGGTGGAGCTGACGGCCTATCTGTGTGAGATGTATGGGCTGGACCCCCTGGAGGACGGCGTGGTGATCTGCCATGCGGAGGGGGCTAGGTTAGGCATTGCCAGCAATCACGGGGACGTGGAACACTGGTTCCCCCGGTTTGGAAAGAGCATGGATGATTTCCGAAATGATGTCAAGGAGGAAATGGAGGATGAAAACATGACCTACGAAAAGTGGAAGGAATACATGGAGCGCTACCGTCAGGAGCTGCGGGAGCAGCCAGGCTCCGACTGGTCCCAGCAGGCCAGAGACTGGGCGTTGGCCAACGGCGTATTCCAGGGCGACCAGAACGGCAACGCCATGTGGCAGGACTTCTTGACCCGTGAGCAGTTGGCCCAGGTTATGGAGCGGCAGCATGGGTAAGCGGTCATTCTCCAAGCGGATGGTGGCGGACATCCGCCTGCTTTTGTGGGTGGTCACGCTGGGCGGGCTGGCCCTGGCCGCCTATTGCATCTACCGGGGCTATACCGGGTCCCTGCCGTGGCTGTCCGCTATGGTGGGGTTGCCCTGGACCGCTCATGGCGTGGTGTGCTCCTTCTATCTAAATATGGCAAAGAGCGACCACAAAGAGGGAGGAATCACCTACGAGGCCGCGAAAGCAAAGGGCTTTCAGCCGGATACTTATACCGCGTCACCACCTATTTGAAGGGAGGGCTACCGTTGCCCGATTGCGAAAAGAACTGTGTTCTAGCCGCCCGCGTGGACCGGCTGGAAGAGGATATGAAGTCCGAGAAAGAAAACAGACAAAAAACCCATTCGGAGATCTATGACCGTCTGCGAAAGGTGGAAAGCGATCAGGCGGTCAGCCGAACGAAGCTGGACACCATTACGGATAAGCTGGACAGCCTGGACGGAAAAATGGACACCCTCCTGAGCAAGCCGGGTAAACGCTGGGAGGCCGTTGTGGCGGCGGTAATCTCGGCAGTGGTGGGAGGCCTGATTGTGTTTGTGATGACGAAAATAGGGCTGGGGTGATGATATGCCGGGCAATCTTCTAAACGCGGATATCTCCTTCCCAGATCTGACTGGAGAACAGAGCACACAAGAGAAGTTCCGGCTGGTGGAGAATTACCTCTATATGCTGCTGGAACAGCTGCGGTATTCCTTCGGCAATATCGGCATGGAGAACTTCAACGACTCCGAACTGGACAGTCTGGTCAATCTCATCACAGAGCCAATTTACGTCCAGTTGGAGGACGAGGCCGGGAATATCGCCAGCATTGCCGCCACAGCGGAACAGCTCGTCTCCCGCATGACCGACGCGGAAGGGAATATCTCTGTCCTCCAGCAGACCTCCACCAGTATTATGAGCCAGGTGTCTGACTTGGAGGGAAATGTTTCCACGTTGCAGCAGACCAGTCAGAGCCTCGCTGCGCAGGTGTCCAATGTAGAGGGGAACGTTTCCAAAATCTCCGTGACGGTCAGCGGGATCACCCAGTCTGTTTCCGATTTGGAGACCGGGATGAGCCAAACCCTGCGTATCTCCCCCAATGGAGTGACGATCACCAACGCCCAGGGGGACGCGGTTACGTTTGATGGCGGGCAGATCGACGCGACCAGCCTGTACGTCAACGCGGCAAATATCAGGGGCACCCTCCAAATTGGACAACTGCCGTCCAGTGTAGCGACCACGGGGGATATCCCGCAATATACCAGCGAACTTATCAATAACTCCGGGTATCAAACGGAATCCGGCGTGACTACCATCGTCCGGGGCACGGTGACCACGGATTATGTCAACGCCCTTGGTGTGAGCGCCAGATATTTGCAGGGGCAAAGCGTTTATCTGCTCAACAGTTATGGTGGAACCGTTGGCGCAATGACCATGACGGGCGCGTCGTCATCCAGCTATGCCGTAGACTTGACCAGCTATGGAGCGTTGCGGTTGACCGCCAACTATGGAGCCGCTTATCTCCAAGGCAGCGGCGGCGCGGCAGTTGGCTGCTCGAATGAGGTATCTATCAACGGCGGCAACCTGCGTCCGGCCAACTCCGGGTTGTCCTGCGGGACAGCCTCCTACCCGTGGAGCGCCGTGTATGCCAACACCAGCACCATCCAGACCTCGGACGAAAAGCAGAAGAACAGCATTGAACCACTGCCCGAAAAATATTTGAACATGATGGACCATATCGAGCCCAAGCGGTACAAGCTAAACGACGGCGAGAGCGGGCGGTATCACCCCGGATTTGTGGCCCAGGACGTGAAGGCTGCTATGGATGCAGCGAGCATTGCTGACACAGAGTTCGGCGGCTGGTGTTTGGACCATGACGTGGACGGGAACGAGATTCAGATGCTCCGAATGGAAGAGTTTATCCCTATCATGTGGGCCAAGATACGCCAACAGGAAACCCGAATCAAGAAATTGGAGGAAAACGGAAATGGATGATATCAAAAAGGAACTGAACAACGCCTATAAGCTGCTGGGCACCCTGACGGTGAGCGGGGACGCGGTGGACATCCTTGCGGCTGTCCGGGCGTGTATCCGGGGCATCTATCAGGGGCTGGATCAGCAGAAGGAGGAATAAGTGTGGCGCAGGGGCTTCCTTCCATGACATATGCCGACGGCATCAAGAAATACAGGCAGACGCAATTTAAGGGGTATAACCACAACCTCTACGCCCAGGACGGAGAGCTGTGGGACATGAAGAACCTCACCAGCGACTACTACCCCCTGCTGTCTCCCAGGCGGCCCCGGTATCTCTATGCCACCCTGACAAAGCCCAATGGATTTTACGCCAAGGACGGCCTGTACTGGGTGGACGGAACTGGATTTTACGCCGACGGGGAATTGAAAGGAAACGTGACCGACACCCGGAAGGTGTTCGCCGGGCTGGGTGCTTACATCATCATTTTCCCGGACAAGGCGTATTACAACCATCTGACGGGGGAGTTTGGGAGCCTTACGTCCACTTGGAGCGGAAGCGCGAAAATCCAGGACGGGACCTACGCCGGGGAGGAAGCCGAGGCAAACACCATCTACGCCCAGGGGGCGGACTGGGAGAGCAAATTCAACGTGGGGGACGCGGTGACTATTGCCGGGGCCGTGACCCACGAGAGTAACAACCAGACCATTGTGATCCGGGAGATCGACGGGGACAATCTTCGATTCTATGAAAACTCCTTTACCATTGGTGAGGGGGGAGACACGGAAACCCTGACCATCTCCAGAGACGTGCCCGACATGGATTTCATCTGTGAAAACGAAAACCGCTTATGGGGCTGCAAAGAGGACACCATCTATTCCTCCAAGCTGGGCGACCCCTTCAACTGGAATGTGTTTGACGGCTTGTCCACCGACTCCTACGCGGTGAACGTGGGCAGCGCCGGAGACTTCACCGCCTGCTGCTCTTACTTGGGATACCCGGTGTTCTTCAAGGAAGAGATTATTTACAAGGTCTACGGGGACAAGCCCTCCAACTACCAGGTGATGAGTTCGGCCTCCTTGGGGGTAGAGGCGGGCAGCCATTTATCCCCCGCCATCGCCGGAGAGGTATTGTTCTACCTCAGCCGGGCCGGTGTGGTGGCCTATTCCGGCGGCATCCCCCAGAGCGTGGCCGCCCCCTTCGGGGTGGAGCGCTATCGGAACGCCGTGGGAGGAAGCGATGGGGTGAAATACTATGTGTCCATGGAGGGGGCGGACGGGACGTGGACCCTCTTTGTGTTTGACACCCGAAACAACCTGTGGCACAAGGAGGACGCGCTGGAGGCCGTGGGGTTCGGCTGGAACTCGGAGCTTTATTTTCTGTCCGCCGACGGAAAGCTGTGGATCAACGGAAATGCCAGGACCGTTCCGGAAGAAGCCGTCAGCGAAGGCCCGGTGGAGAGCGTGGCGGAATGGGGCGACTTTGTGGAAGATGACCCGAACAAAAAGGGGACGGCGAAAATCCAAATCAGGATCGAGCTGGACGCAGGGGCGCAGGTGACGGTATTCATGCGGTTTGATTCTGACGGGGAATGGAAGGACGTTTCCACGCTGTCCGCAACGGTGAAGCGAAGCTTCTACCTCCCCATTATCCCCAGAAGAAGCGACCACTTCCAAATCAAAATCACTGGGACCGGGCAGTGGAAATTGTATTCCCTGGTCCGGGAGAGCTATTCCGGCAGCGAACTCAAGAGTACGCCGGGCCGCCAGTGAGAAAGGAGATTTTATGGCATCCAGATTTACCTATGACCAGTTCCAGCAAGCGGCGCAGAACAGTGGGCTTTGGGGCCAGTTCTCCCAGGGGGACTTGGACCTGGCCCTGAAATACCCAGACTTTGGCATGAGCATCCTGACGCAGAAGCAGAACTATGCCAACGCCGCAACGGACGCGGAGCGGGCCGCCGCCAACCGCAGGGCGGAGGAACTGCGGGCCTCCTACGGCAACTACACCGGAGGAAAAGACGGGAGCGGGTTCACCCTCACCCCCCTGTCTCCCGGAAGCTTTACCTATGACAAGGCCCCTACATATACCGGAAGCTATGACAGCAACATCAACGACCTGTGGAACCAGCAGTTAAACTATGGCTCCTTCACCTACGGAGACGCACCTACCTATACCAACCGCTATGACGATACCATTCAGGAACTGATCCAGGACATCCTGAACCGGGAGGACTTTTCCTACGACCCGGCGACCGACCCCCTTTATCAAAACTACCGGAAGCAGTACACCAGAGAGGGCCAGCGGGCCACGGAGGACGCTTTGGGGGCGGCTTCCGCCGCTTCCGGTGGGCTTCCTTCCTCCTACGCCTCCACGGCGGCGGGCCAGGCGGGCAACTACTACGCCGCGCAGATGACGGACAAAATCCCCGAACTGTACCAGCTGGCCTACAACAAATATCTCAACGACTACAATATGCAGCTTTCCGACCTGGGCGTGGTCCAGGGGGCCGAGCAGAGCGACTATGACAAGTATCTCAATCAACTGTCCCAGTACAACACGGACCGGAACTTCGATTATAACGCCTGGCGGGACCAGTACAATATGATTAACAACAACCTCCAAACCGCCCTTGGCATGAGCGACAGCGAGTATAACCGCTATCTCAACGATCTGAACCAGTACAACACGGACCGAAATTTCGCCTACAATCAACTTCTGGATGAGATTGACAGCCAGACCCGCGAACGGGAAGAAGCGCTGAACAACGCCATTCTAGCCGGGCAGTACGGAGACTACTCCTACCTTAACGATATGGGCATCAACACGGACAATAACCCAACGGACTGGGAGCGGCAATATAACCTCGCCCTTCTCGCGGCGGAGTATGGGGACTACTCCGGCCTTCGGGCACTGGGGATTAACCCGCAGACGTACACAACAAGCTATTCCGGGGGCGGCGGAAGCTCCGGAAGTTCCCGCAGAAGCTCCGGAGGTGGTGGAGATGACAATACGTCAAGCGGGGATTATGGCTTGAATGATCTGGACACGGTTTCTGTCCTCGGGCTTGGTCTTGGTCCGGTCAGCTATGATCGAATCGAGCAGTTAGTGAACGATGGAAAAGTGATTGTGTCCGACGCAGGGAACGGAAAGCTGAAAGTTCAGTGGGCGGACGGATATAACGCCAGTAACTATAACAGTAATCCCACGCGCCTGCAATATGGGCAGAGTGGACTGGAGATAGCGCCCTGGCTCCGATGAAAGAGGTATGATACATGAGCATTTTGAGCCAAGCAATAGATAGGGCCAGAGCCGGAGAAAAAGTATCCGCAACCACCGGAAAAGTAAGCCTCGGACAAGCGATACAGAACGCAAAGACGGCGCAGCAAGAAAGGGAAGATGAGCAGGCCCGGCGGGAAGCCGAGCTGCGGCAGGCGGTCTTGCGCAACACGACAAGCCTGCTGGACCGCACCGGCCCCAGTTATCAGGGGAGCACCCCTCTCGCCCAGGCCATGGAGCAGCGGGAGGCCGAGCGGGCAAAGCTGGCCGCCGCCCGGCAGAAGGTGGAGGGAAACAACATTCTATCCACCCAGAGGACACAGGCCAACCCCATCCAGGCGGAGGCGCGGCGGCAGGAAGATTTGACCAACCTCGTGTTAAACCGGATGGAGATGGACGATCTGGTTTCCCTGCGGGATAATCTGAGAGACCGGGCTTCCGAACTCGACCCTGCGCTCAATCCGGTGGAGTACAACCAGACGGCAAAGCGGGGACAGATGGTGGATTCCGTACTCGACCAAAGATACCGCGCCGATTATGAAAACGCCCCCTTTACATGGAAGGCCGGACAGAATCTTGGGTATGTGACGAACCGGGCGGCGGCGGGGCTTCTGGGGGCGGTGGAAGGACTTGGAGACGCTGGCGCTACGATGCTGGCGGACAGTCGGTATCGCTTTTTACCCAGCGTCGGGCTGGTTCAAGGAATTTCGGGACTGCTTGGCGAGGGCGATACCCTCAAAGAAACAGCGGAATACGCCCTGTCTCATTCCCCAACAAACGACTACCGCCGCTCCATTGAGGAACGCTATACGCCTGGCGCTATCGCAAGAGGCGTGGGAGAACTGGCGGACACGGTCACCAATATGGCTCCATCTATCGCGGCAAATGTTTTGCTCCCGGGCGCTGGACTGCCTCTGATGGCGGCGCAGGCGGGCGGCTCCGCCGCGCAGGACGCATACCAGAATGGCGCGACGCTGGAGCAGGCGGCCACCTATGGGACGGCTTCCGGCGCGCTGGAGGCGGGAACTGAAATGCTGTTCGGAGGATTGGCCGGCCTTGGGCGCGGCGTTTTGGATTCCAGCGTGGGCAGTGTGGTCAATCAGGCCATCAACAGGCTGGGCGGCACAAAGGCGGGGCAGGTTATGTCCGGGCTTGCCCAAAACAGCCTGGTGAGGGCGCTGGCGGACAGCGCCGGCGAGGGCGTGGAGGAAGTGATCTCCACGGCACTCTCTCCCTACTTACAGAGGGCCATTTATGACCCGGATGCGGAGAACGCCACGGCGGAGGAACTGATCCAAAGCGCCCTGCTGGGAGCGGCGGCGGGCGGCGTGTTCCAGGGACTTGGAGCGATTGCCCGGCGGGCTGGGGTCAACGCGGGAGACAACAGCCCCAGAGAGACGGCCACGATGCGCCGGGAGGACCGTGGGATGCTCGTTCCCGGCCCGTTGGAGCAAGGGACACAGGTAGAGGCCCCTCAAACCGCTTCTGAGGGGCAAAATAATACCGCCTCCACGGGGGAGACGGTGGTTGCAAATACGTCCTTGTTTGATCGTGGGGTATTGAAAAACTTTAACGACGCAAGGAAAAAGTTAATCTCTTATGCGAGAGAACATTTTCCGTCATCGGTCAGAAATCGAGATACAGGGAAAACAATCGGCATTTCGAGAAATGGGCTTGATAAGTTTCTGAGCGGGAATATCTACTACGAAAAATACGCCAGTGGATTCCACATCCCTGAGTTGATTGAACGGGCGCATAAAGTGGCTGATGCAGGGAATTATCACGAAGAGACCGCTGGAGATATACCAACCTATGAATATTATGACAGCCCTATGACGATTGACGGCCGAGAATATACCGCTCATATCCGCGTAAGAAACACTTTGGTCGGAGACAGGTATTATGGACACACTGTAAGCCAGGTTGAAAATATAGAAATAGAGCCGTCTACGCGGGCCTCCACTCCGGAAAATCCGGCGGTACAGTCCGTAAAAATCGACGGCTCCATCGAAAGACCCACTGATACGGGGTCCAATGGCAACGGTACCGTTGCCCCTGCACATAACGCCCAAAGCGTACCGCCGTCAGGTCCTTCTAATAACAGTATACCCCAAAGCGGTCAAAACGTCAACCCCGGACGGGTCGTTTTGCCAACGGCGGACAACCCGAACCTGCTGGGCGGGGATAGCTATGGCGAAAACATCGTAAATCCCACCAACGGCCTTCCATACGTTTCTACAAAAACCTACCGCACGGTCGCAAGCGGAGAATCGCCAATATCCGGCTATACTGGGTATGGTATGTTTGCCGATGATCCCAACAGTATTGATATGTATGGGGAATCTCTGTATTCCGTAGACAATTCGTCGCTTCCCAGCATTAATCAATTCAAAGAGGCGATTGCAGCGGCATGGAATGAAGATGTTGAAAATGGTATGCTTCCGCCGTCTATTGAATCGCTGACAGATAACTTCACCGCTGAGGAAATTTCGGAAACCTTTGACCCAAAGGACATTGTTGATAGTGCGGATGCGTGGGACGATCCTGATCTTATTACCTGGGCTTTTGAGAAAGGAATTTTTGATGAAGTCCCCGGTGTAAAGACATCCGATGGTGCTGTTGTCTGGGATGACAATGTGATACATACGTCAGACAAGAATTCGGATATCATTGGCCTTGACCAGGTTGCACGAGAAGGAACCATCCGGGCGGAGGGCTCCACGGGAGCGGCCCCCTATGGCTTTGACCCCTATTCCAACATGCTCAACGAGTACGGGGCCATCCCGGAAGGAGAAAACCCGGCCAGGGTGGTGGATGTTCCGGTCTCCACGAACGGCAACGACCGAGTATCCAGAGCGGCCCGGACGGTGATGGAGGCAGAGGCTACGCCGGAGAGCATGCTGGGGGAGGTGGCGGAGGCCATCACCCGGGGAGACCTGTCCCATGATGTGGTCACGGACAAGGCAGCCACCGCGAGAGCCAGACGAACCGTGGAGAACAAGGGATGGGCGGGAGCTTTGGAAGAGTTCCACCAGGCGGCCCGGAGCGGACGACTGAGCAAAAACAATGTGGCGCTGGGACAAGTGCTGCTCAACAACGCCATGAACGCCGGGGACAGCCAAATGGCAATCGACCTGCTGGTGGATTACGCATCCCTGGCCACGGCGGCGGGCCAGACGTTACAGGCCCAGAGGATGCTGAAGAAGCTGACCCCGGAGGGGCAGCTATACGGCATCCAGAGAAGCGTTTCCAACATCCAGGAGGAATTACAGCGAAAATACCGGGACAAGGCCCCAGATCTGGAAATCCCGGAAGAGCTTATTGAGAAGTTCCGAAACGCCACGGACCAGGATGGACGAGACGCGGCCACAGAGGAAATCTATCAAAATATCGCATCCCAGGTGCCGTCTACCTGGGTGGATAAATGGAACGCCTGGCGGTACATGGCCATGCTGACCAACCCTAGGACCCACATCCGAAACATCGTGGGCAACGCCGGGTTTGTCCCGGTGCGGATGATGAAAGACGCAATCGCCACCACATTGGAAGCGGGGGCGGACCTCATTCTGCCCGGTGGCATCCAGAGGACAAAAGCGCCGTTAAACCTTCTGAGCAAGGCGGACCGGGACCTGGTGCGGGCTTCGTTCTCTGATGTGAACAATGTGCAAAACCAGCTTTTGGGCAGCGGGAAATATGCGGACAGTGCCACGGGGAAGATAGAGGACTACCGCACCATTTTCAAATTCAAGCCGCTGGAGGCGGTGCGGAAGGGCAACTCCAATTTGATGGAGGTGGAGGACGCCTGGTTTTCCAAGAGCGCCTACGCCGGGGCGCTGGCTGGATACTTAAAGGCAAACGGCGTGAACGCCCGCCAGATTTCAGACGGAACGGTGAGCCAAGAAATATTGGACGCTGGGCGGGAGTACGCCATTCAGGAGGCCCAAAAGGCCACCTACCGGGACGCGAACGCGCTTTCTGATTTTGTGTCCGGACTGCGGTACAGTGGGAGCAACTCAGTGGGAAGGGCGGCCAATACGCTCATTGAAGGCGTTTTGCCCTTCCGGCGAACGCCGGCTAACATTTTGGCGCGGGGCATGGAATATAGTCCGGTTGGTCTGATAAAAGGACTGACCTATGATTTGGCTCAGGTTCACAACGGAAACAAGACGGCGGCGGAAGCCATCGACAGTATTTCCGCCGGATTGACCGGAACAGGTCTTGTGGCGCTGGGGGCCTGGCTGGCATCCATGGGGCTGATTACCGGGGGAGGCTCTGGAGATGATGAACAGAACGCCCAGAACGACCTGACCGGGAAGCAGAGCTATGCGTTGAGTATTGGAGGGAAGAACTACACCCTGGATTGGCTGGCTCCTGAGGCGCTGCCCTTTTTCGTTGGGGTAGAAGCCTATAACGTCATGTCTGACAAAGCTGAGGGAGGCGTTACCCTGGACAACATCCTGTCCGCAGCGGAACGCATCACAGACCCCATGCTGGAAATGTCCATGCTGCAAGGCGTTCAGGACGCGATTGAGACAGTGCAGTATGCCGATGGCGGGACGCTTCCAAAGGTGGCGGCCAACGCGGCCTTGTCCTATCTGACCCAGGGCATCCCCACGCTGTTCGGGCAAATTGAGCGCACTATAGAGGACCAGCGGTACACGACCTTCATGGACCGGACCAACGGCATCCCCACGGACCTGCAATACACCGTCGGGCAGGCCATGAATAAATTGCCCGGCGAGTTCCAGCAGATCCCCTACATCGACGCTTGGGGGCGGACGGAGAGCACAGGGAGCTTGGCGGAGCGGGCATTTAACAACTTCATAAACCCGGCATATTCGTCTACCGAGCTAGAGACAGACGCAGACCGGGAACTGCAACGGCTTTATGACGCGGGGCAGACCGGAGTATTTCCGGACCGGACGGCCCAAAGCCAGAAGGTGGACGGGCAATATCTAACCTCTGACCAGTACGTGCAGTACGCTACCACAAAGGGGCAGACCTCCTATGACATCGTGTCTGAGATGATTGGAAGCGACCTGTACCAAGATATGACGGACGAGCAAAAGGCGGATGCCATCAAAACAGCTTATCAATACGCCGGGCATATCGCGGCAGAAGAGGTCAGTACCAGCCACGAGGCGGACAGTTATGTGGAGGCCGCCAAGAACGCGCAGAAGGACATGGGGATCTCTACGGCGGAGTATCTCCTGCTTTATGATACCTACGGAAAGAGCGGCGTGGACCGCATCAAAAAAATGATGGACGCAGGGACAGACCTTGATGCGGCCATTGAGGCAACTACATCAATCGACGGTCTGGAACCAGAAACGGGGGAAGATGATGTCAGCGACTTGCAGAAATACCGCGCTGTCATCGACTCTATATCCAATGTAGACCAACAGATGTCCGCCCTTTCCTCTGTGATGAACGAATCTACCTACACCAAGGTATCCGTTGGGTACGACTTCGGCGTGTCCCCCAACGCCTATGTGACGGTGAAGGAGATCATGCCGCAGTTCGATGAGCCGAACGACAAAGGAAACTTGGGAACTTACACTCAAGAAGAGTACGAGGCGGCGCTGGATTCTCTCAGTGGGGGAAGTCCAATACTCCCAGGCGACACCAGAGTAAACTTAACCAACGACCAGAAAGCGGTCCTATGGCAGCTTCTCACAGGCTCTAAGAGCGCGAAGAACAACCCATACAGCCGCAGCATCGGTCAGCAGGTGATAGACGCGCTGGAGAGCGCGAAGGGGCAAAAAGACAATACAAGCCAGAGCTATAGAGGCTTGTTAAACCTTCCGATGGCGTGAAAGGACGTGACCATATGAGCGCAAGAGCAAAGCTACCACCAGAGTTAGCCGACCTCTTGCGCTCTGAGCTTGAAACCGCCATCCGAGAAGCCGCTTTGCACCGGGATGATGAATTGATCGCAAGACGATATATCGTTGAGAAGTGGGCGCAGATGGATATCGCGGTGGAGTTGGGGTGGGATAGGTCAACAGTGTCCCACCATCTGGCGTACATCATCGAGAAAGTGAAACGGGTGGCGGGAAGATTGAATATGAGAAAAGGGGCCAGCTAGATGCTGGTCCCTTTTTGTTGTGAGTAGATTAAACTTTTGACATTGGAACTTGATAGGTCTATGTTGATTGGTAGAAATGGAAGCGTTCCCTTCTCATAACGCTTTTTAAAGTCATAAATAGCAATACCAGTAATAGAATCATTACTAATATTATGAAAGGTGATTACTCCGTCATCGCTCTCTTCTCCATAAGAGTGCCCGGTAAAAGGGAATCTGGCATATAATATGTCAAACTTTTTATCATAGTCTAGGTTTAACATATTTCAATCCCCCTTCGTTTATATTGTTAATTGACACGGAAACATTGTCGATTTATAATGTTGTTTGTGTGGAAACCAGCCGCCTACTGTCGAGCTTTTACAGGGTCAGCCATACCCTACTCCTTTCGTAGACGGTGTACGGTTAAAAAGACGGTTGCCTGACATCCCGCGAGAGCGGAATGGAGGCGTGTGTATAGCCCTCGTGGGAAATTTTCTCGCAAAGGGGGTGCTGTACATAACACTTCAAGATATTTTTTGGATTGTTTCCATTGGCTGGATTTTTGTCCAGGCATGGGATAAGTTCAGAAAAGGGAAGTGAGCCGTCTGTTGCAGCAGTACGGCTCACCAGGGCGGGGATAATACCTTGCTTTGTGTGTTAGTATAGGCTGTGGCAACCGTCTTGGTTTCCACACTTTTATTATACCCAAAAGATTATAAAAGTCAATTATGCAGAGTTACAAAGTTACACCGTTACAATTCCCCCACAAATCCCACATAACTCCCCCACAACTCCCGCATGGATGCCACCCATGCGGGCTTCTTTTTTGCGAAAATATAGACATGGAGGACGTGGGGATACAGGGTTGGTACACGTCGCCGCCCTCCCCACGGATCTCCTTATTTTTTATATGAGGACGTGTTTTGATATGACCTATTTGGAGCGCTTGACTGCCACTGGAATGAATCCCGAATGTGCCAGAGAAGCGGTTTTCTGGTATATGGCCCAGGGAGATGACAACGGTCTTGAACGATATGTGACAGAGGTAGAGGAACATAACCGCCATGTGGACACATTACAATCCGAATCCCGCTGGGCGCAATGTCGGTGATTGCACGGTCCGGGCGCTGTCTAAGGCGCTGAACCAGGACTGGTACACCACTTACCTGGGCCTCTGCGTAGAGGGCGGGCTGATGGGAGACATGCCATCAGCAAACGCCACATGGGGGGCATATCTGCGGCGGCATGGCTATCGCCGGGAGCTGGCCCCGGAGGACGTGACCGTGGCGGAGTTTGCGGACAGCCACCCGCATGGGACCTATATCCTTGCCCTGTCTGGTCATGTGGTGTGTATCCGGGACTGTGTGCTTTATGACTCCTGGGACAGCGGGAACGAGATCGTACTCTATTTTTGGGAAAGGACTGACTAACTATGGCATACGGATATCAGCCTTATTATACACCATACCAACCTTATCAGCCGCCTATGCCTGACCAGCTGGCACAGCTTCGGGCGGGGCAGTACCAACCGTTGCAAAATATGCAACAACCACCCCAGCAGCAGAACAACACCCAGATTGTGTGGGTTCCCGGCGGGCAGGCGGCATTCGAGTACCCGGTGGCCCCAAACAGTGCCGTTGCCCTGTGGGACAGCACCGCACCTGTTATCTACCTCAAACAAGCTGACGCATCCGGCAAGCCCACCACCAAGATATACGACCTAGTGGAGAGGACGGCCACAGCGGCCCCTGTAAGCCCCACACAGGCCCCGCAGCCCCCTGCGGTAGAGTATGCCACCCGTGAGCAGTTAGACGCTCTAGCGGCCCGTGTGGACGCTCTGAGCGCACCTAAGACCACCAGAACCAAAAAGGAGGCTGGAGCAGATGAGTAATCCGTTTTTCAACGCAATGGGCGGTGGCAATCTCCCTGGCCCTATGGGGAACATGATGGGCATGATCCAGCAATTCAACGAGTTTCAAAAAACCTTCCAGGGTGACCCAAAGGCAAAGGTGCAGGAGCTTCTGAACTCCGGCCAGATGTCACAGGCGCAATTCAACGAATTGCAGGGCATGGCAAGGGCATTTCAGCAGATGCTCGGGAAATAAGGCTTTAATCGTGGCCACGATTTAGCAATATATCAACATTCAGAAAGGAGCAATACTATGTCTCTCGGAACTGATACCCCCTTCACGATGCCTGTTGTACCCGCCTCTTCCACGAGCGGCAACGGTAACGGAAACGGCTGGGGCAATGATGGCAGCTGGTGGATCATTATCTTGTTCCTCTTCATCTTTGCCGGTGGTTGGAATCGCGGCGGTTGGGGTGGCAACGGAAATGGTGGCTCTACGCCCTCCGGCTCTGGTGCCATCGACAACTACGTCCTCGCCTCCGACTTTGCGCAGGTGGAGCGGAAGCTGGACACCGTGCAGCAGGGCCTGTGTGATGGGTTCTATGCCACCGCCCAGCAGATCAACGGCGTAAACACCGCCATCCTGACCAATGGCAATGCAACCCAGATGGCGATCATGCAGGGCAACAACGCCGTCCAGGCACAGCTTGCCGACTGTTGCTGCCAGACCCAGCGGCAGGTGGAGCGCGGTTTTGCCGACACCAACTACAACCTCGCCACCCAGTCCTGCGACACCCGGAACACCATCAACATGAGCACCCGCGACCTGCTGGAAAACGCCAACGCCAACACGCGGGCGATTCTCGACAAGCTGACTTCCCAGGAGATGGCTGCGAAGGATGCCCAAATCCAGGCCCAGAGCCAGCAGATTTTCGGCTTGCAGCTTGCCGCAAGCCAGCAGGCGCAGAACAATTACCTTGTGAACACCCTGCGGCCTTGCCCCGCCCCGGCCTATCTGACCTGCAACCCTTGGGCCAGCCAGGCGGCTTATGGTTCCTGCGGGAGCTACGGCAATTGTGGCTGCGGCTGCTAAACTGCGCTAACTGTTTACATCTTCCGGCTTTGCCGTGATTACTTCGGGGCGGCAGGCTAATCGTCTGTCGCCTCTGACTTTTTGGAGGTATTTATATGTCCTGCAAACCTGTTTGCCGCCTGTGTGACAATCTGGTATTGAGCCAGGCGGTCACATTTACTGGCGGAAATTTGGAAATCAATCTACCCGCCGGAGCATACAACAACGGGGAGAAATACTGCATTGTTGTGGCGCAGGCTATCCCCGACACGACCACGATCAATGCACCTGTGTACGTCACCATTGGAACGGGCACGACCCTTTACCCGCTCACGAAGCGCAACTGCGCCCAGGTCACCGCTTGCGGAATCCGTACCCGCACCCGTTACTCCGTTTGTGTGGTGACCACGCCCACCGGCGGTTCGTTCCGAATGCTTGGCCAGCCGTGCTGCTCTCCCAGCAACAATCTTGCCAGCATTGACGGGACGACTCCCGGGACCACCACACCCACCACATAAACGGAAGGAGAATCAACATGGAATATATGCACGAACTGAAAGAAAAGCTCTGCATGGAGCTGGACGAGATTGCCAAGAAGCCGGAGATGTCCGCCGGAGACCTTGAAGCTGCCCACAAGTTGACCGACACCATCAAGAATATTGATAAAATCGAGATGCTGGAAGAGGACGACGGATACAGCCGGGACGGCGACTGGGAAATGGAAGGCCGTGGTTCCTACAACCGTGGCAGCAGCTATCGGGGCCGTAAGCGTGACAGCATGGGGAGGTATAGCCGGGATTATAGCCGTGATAGATACAGCCGAGATGGTGGCTATAGCCGAGGCGACGCAAAGGAGCACATGATGGAGCAGGCTCAGGAGCTTATGGAAAGCGCAACCACGGACCGTGAGCGAGAGGTAGTCCGCCGTTTTTTGGATCAACTGGAAAAGGTGTGATGCTTGACCCGGAAGAAATCGACAGCGAAATCTCAAAGTGGGAGCGCCTTGATTCCAGCTACAAAAATTATGAGAAATTAGCGGACCTCTATATCATCAGGGATCATTTGAAAGATACCAGACATTTGTCAATGGAATCTGCTGAAAAGTGGACTGATTCTATGTGCAATGAGGACGGCAGCAAAGGGCCGCACTGGACGTTTGACCAGGCAAAACAAATCATGGAACAGAGAGAAATCGAGGCAGACCCCATAGAATGGTGGGCGATTGTCAACATGATTTACAGCGACTTCTATGAGGTGGCCAAGAAGCACAATGTCTGCGGTAGCGTCGATTTCTTCGCTGATATGGCAAATGCCTTTTTGAAAGATAAAGATGTTCGGCCTGGAAAAGCCGCGAGATATTACGAATGCGTGGTAAAATAGGGGCCAACGCTTATAGAAAAGCCGTCCTTCGGGGCGGTTTTTCTATTTAGCCAATAATAGTATAACATACAGGTAACAATAATTATGGCGAAGTCGGATACACAAAAAAGTCATCTTCGTTTGTGATGACAATTTTACTGACCGTCCGGCTCCAAAATTCTTTTTTTCCCGTTCGGGATAGCCCATCATACATTTTTAACGCATCCGCTACTGCCGATAGATCGACAGGCTTCTTTTTCGGTTTCACACGTTCAGCTTCTAGCAGACTTTCTTTCAAAGCGCTATAATCTCGCTCGTAGACATCTCTCTCAATCAGGTCATTCAAATAAAGATCTTTTAACTTTTCCATTTTTCTACGAATCTTTGATGTGTCTATTTTTGTATCTGGTTTTTCATCCGCTGATATAGAAACATTGTACGCGGCGAATTGAGCAAGCAAGTTTTTTACAAGCCAATCTTCCAACACAAGTTCGCTGGTCCGTTTTTTATGGGAACAGATATGCGTTTTCTCGTATCTGGTACAACGGTAATATATATATTTTTGCCCGACCACGTGTGCGCTAAGACGATTTCCACACTCGGCGCAAAAAACAAGTCCGGTAAACAGATATACACGGTTGCTTCGGCTCTGCACATACCGCTCCGCTCTTGTGGACAAAATCTTGTTTGCAAGAAGGAAATCATCTTTAGGCACAATGGAGGGGCAAAAGGTGTCTGAATCGTGTGCCCTGCCTATGTACCGCTCATTTTGAAGCATGGACCGAATACTTGTGTGACAATAGGATATTCCCCACCTGTTGAGGATATATTTTCGTGTTTCCCGGATGGATCTGGTTGATATATAATAACGAAAAATATCTCGGACTATATCCGCCTTTTCCGGTTCTATCACCAGGCGCTTATTTTCAATCTTATACCCAAGCGGAACCTTTCCACTGATCGGCTCGTTCCGCATCAGCTTGCTTTCAAATACGGCCTTGATTCGCTCTCCCGTTCGGTCTGCCTCGTCCTGAGCGACGCTCAGCATAATATTGATCTTCAACCGCCCGGATGCGGTGGAGGTGTCATAATCCTCCTGGATAGTCCTCCAGTTTACATGGTGTTTCTCCAGCACCTCTTGCACTTTATAATACTCCGCGATATTTCGGAACCATCGGTCAAGCTTTGTGAACAAAATCACATCAACCCGACCCGCCCTCACATCATTTAGAAGCCGCTGGAGTTCTGGCCGCTTTGTCGCTGGTTTCCTGGCGGATATACCGGCATCCACATAGTGATCCACTATTTTTACACGGCCTCTGGCCCACTGGTCTAATTTTTCTCGTTGGGCTTCTATGGAAAGTCCGTGTATGGCTTGCTCTTCTGAGCTGACACGTATATACAATGCCGCTCTTTCCATAAATACCACTCCTTTCTCGCCTCTGGTGTATCATCACCGGGGGCGGGTTTTTATTTGCCAACATCTTAATGAATCACATGGGTATATGCTACTGCCAGACCAATGACTTTAATCCGGTTGATGTTCTCCCCCGCAAATACCTGCGGGGGAAACTTTGGATTTTCTGCTATGAGCTGCACGGCGGAGCCATCGTAATAGAAGCGCTTCAAGGTGGCATCCTCACAGTCTACCCGCACGGCGGCGATCTGCCCATTCTCTACTTCCGCTTGCTTTCTTATATAAACCACATCTCCGTCCTGTATCCCGGCGTTTATCATGCTTTCTCCTTTGCAGGTAAGAGCGTAGTCCGCATGAATATGGGTAGGGAGGTCAATATAGTCCTCTATATTCTCTTCCGCCAGGATTGGAAGGCCACAGGCTATCTGCCCCACCAGGGGGATTTTTTTCATTTCGGGGAGGGGGGTTATATTGTGAGGTAACTGCTCACTGGCACCACTTCCATCATCGTCACTGATTCCCATAAGCCATGGTATAGGAAAGTTAAGCGCCTTTGATATTTTTTCTAAATTTCTCTGGGTTGCTTTATATGCGCCTTTTCTGTATTGACTGATCGCCCCTTCGTTTATTCCCGTTGTTCGGGCGAGGTCTACCGGCTTCATTCCTCTTATTTCAAGGGCGGATTCAAGTCTGTCTTTGAATTGTGCCATACGATCACCTCGTTTCGGGTACACTATATCACATGGCTTTAGATTTTTCAAGAAAAACTTTAGAAACCTATTGACTTTTGAAATCGAAAGTGATAATATGACGGCAGGAGGTGAGAGAAATGCAGTCCTATGATTATTCAAAACTTCTTGGTCTGATGCGGGAGCGTGGATTTACGCAGGAGAAACTCGCAAAAACCATTGGGATCAGCGAGTGTTCCATGAATTTCAGCCTTAATAATAAGCGAAACTTTCGCCAGGACGAGATTTCAAAAATCAGTGGTGCCCTCGGCATTCCAGTTGGGAAAATTGAGGATTATTTTTTTAATCACAATCTTTAGAAATCTAAAGAACGATTTCAGATTGGAGAATCATACCGCTTTTTAGTCAGAGTAGCAGAGAATATGTCCGATAAACAGGGTGGAAGGAGATGAGAGGTTGGACAACGAGGAAGAACTGGCAAAACGTATGATCCGAATTTGGGCGGATTGCGTGCGCCGTGAAAACGAGAATAGAGGCCGCAGCAAAAGGGGGGCTAAGCTCCCACCAAAAAAACACTTCGGCGTTGGGGTGTTCCTATTTTACTTCGGTGCATCCCTGTTAGGCTCCTGTGTGGCGCAGATCCTCTTTCGCTGCTTCTCGTAACTGGGAGATCTTTTTCGCTAGTTCATCGATTTGAAGTGGGTCAGAAGTGAGAAGCGGTGCGAGTTCTGTAATGAGCCGTTCTGACCTTTCAGAACATAGCAGGCGGACGCGTTCAACAGAAACCATGAAATGGACACTGTTTTTCTCGGACTTATCATCAGCGACCAAATCGTAATAGGCAGAGAACAGTTCTGCATAGGCGTCAAGAAGATTCTTTTTGCGTTCCTGCCGCTTTGCTGCTGAAATAGCAATTTTTGCTCCGATAACCGCACAAATCACTGCCATTATTCCACCGACAAATTCCGGGAAAGCAGCATTCAAAACATCTTCCATACAACATTCCTCCTTGCGAGGATAATACCACAAATGACCTAAAAAAGGAAGGAGACGGGCATGGAACACTATCCTGACCTATTTTTGACTGTGCTCCAGCTTGCGGCGGATGCCGTGGGAAAGAGCTGGGAACCAGAACGACACACGGAAGCGGAAATCCAGCAGCTTTATGAGCTGTGGATGGAGGACGGAATCCCTATCAAAGAATTTGCGAAAAGGTACCTGTGACATTGGACTTGCTTTATTCTACATAGATTTTCCAAAAGGAGGCGCAGAACATGGAAAGCAAGCCGTTTGATATACCGTATGTCCTGCAAGTCTTGGCGGACATCTATGGACGTGAGCACGGAATTACGATCAAAGCAACCGCAACACTGAAAGAGACAAAACAAAATAAAAACGCCCCGCCAGGCGCTACCAACACCTGACGAGGCTACAAACCTAATCGAGCAGACCGACTAGGCTTGATGGAACGAGTGTACGATATTTCTTGATCTCTGTCAAGCCGGAAAGGGAAAAATTATGGCAGAGAGAAAGAAAACTTTGAATGAGAAGGACAGTATTTTGGACTTGGAGGGCCAGGCCCGGAACACAAAACAACTGCTGGACCGCTTGAATAAAGCGGCTTACGGGACTACGTGGGAAGAAATCATTCAAGCTTTCGCAGATTGCGTGAAGTTGATGAACAATCTTCTAAGAGAGAAGGAGGACGAGGATGAAAAACCAAATTATTGACGCAGACTGGACTCCCAGCCAGCGGGCGGCGGCCAGCTACAGTCGCCGGGTACGGTGGAAGCGGGAGGCAGTCAAGATGGCCAGGGTGCAGCGGCTGTTTGTTGGCTCTATGGTATTCCTGGTAGCCGTGATGGCGGTGGCGCTGATTATCAAGTAATGGAGGACTACAAATGACAGGAAAATTTATCATCACACGGGACCGTCTCGCACAACTCGGAGCTTGCAAGAGCGGCATGGACTTTTTCGACAAAACCTATCCAGACGGACAAGCAGAATATCAAGACATGCTGGATAAGGCGGTGACTGGCGGCCACACGGATTACGCGACATGGCTCCTGGATAAAATCGGGCCGACAGAGGATATCCTGGAGGTCGAGGAAATCAATGAAAAAGAGCTTGATATTGTTTTTGCTGGCCGTATCTTTATAAAACTTGGAGTCGTTGTGCGTCGGTTGATTGCTGGCAAGGGCATCAAGGCTGGCAAGGGCATCGAGGCTGGCGAGGGCATCGAGGCTGGCTGGGGCATCAAGGCTGGCTTGGGCATCGAGGCTGGCTGGGGCATCGAGGCTGGCAAGGGCATCGAGGCTGGCGAGGGCATCGAGGCTGGCGAGGGCATCGAGGCTGGCTGGGGCATCGAGGCTGGCTGGGGCATCGAGGCTGGCTTGGGCATCGAGGCTGGCGAGGGCATCGAGGCTGGCAAGGGCATCAAGGCTGGCTGGGGCATCAAGGCTGGCTGGGGCATCAAGGCTTACAAGGGCATCAAGGCTGGCTGGGGCATCGAGGCTGGCTTGGGCATCGAGGCTGGCTGGGGCATCGAGGCTGGCCGGGGCATCGAGGCTGGCTGGGGCATCGAGGCTGGCCGGGGCATCGAGGCTGGCGGCGAATACGGCATCTATGCCGGGCTGAGAGTTAAGGTCACGGAACGAGTATACCGCACCATCAAGGCGGCCGAGAAGCCAAGCAATATCATGTGCGGGGAATGGACGGAACAATAAAAAGCGCCGCTCCCCGGTGTGCAGACCGAGGGGCGGCAAAGGGGACGGGCACTATACATATTGATTATAGCACGTCCATCCAAAAATGCAAGGAGAAATATATGTACTATTACAATGGGGCCGGTCAACGGTTTTTGTTGCCGGAGCAGGAGCTTGAGCCTCCTGACGCGAAAATGAACTACAGAGAGCATATAGGAGATGACGAAAATGGCAGTGAAGAGGCCGAATGAATTGGATTTCAGCGGAAAAAAGTTTATGTGTATCATCAGCGGACATCCTGGGCTTGGTAAGACGACCCTGGCGCTTTCCGCTCCGAAACCATTCCTGTTCGACACAGATAATGGAGTGGCCCGCGTAAAAGCGGAACACCGCTGTGTGACCTCGAATGTTTCCAGCTACGATGAATTGCTGGAGGACATGGAAAGCCAAGAATATAAAGAAGCAGAAACGGCAGTCATTGATACAGGCGGAACGCTGGTCCAGCTTATGAAGGGGTGGGCCAAGAAGCAGGACGCGAAGGCAGCCAAAGACGGACGAGCTATGTACGGCGTGATTAAATCAGAGTTTGACCGCCTATTCTGGAAGATCCGGAACGAGGATAAAAAGCATCTGGTGGTCGTGTTCCACACTACGGAGCAGGTTAAAGGAGATTCGATCCAGACGCGCCTATCCTGCGAGGGTTCTACAAAGGACATCGTGTGGACACCGGCTGATTTCGGTGGACACATGTTTATGATGGGCAACAAGCGTATGATCGGATTTACGCCCACGGAAGAATATTTTGCGAAGGGATGCTTCGGCGTATCTGGCGTTAAGGCGGTCCCGGAACTCAAAGACGGCCAGAAGAACACGTTCTTGTCCGACCTGTTCCGCTCCGCTCAGGCCAGTATCGACCAAGAGATGGTACGGTACAGCGGTGAACGAGAAGCCTATCAAAAAGCGATGGATGCTGGGCTGAACGCGATCAACAAGATCACAGACCCCGGCACGGCGCTTGCGGCACAATCGGTCATAGAGGACCTGGCCCATGCCCTGACCAGCAAGACCGAACTCAGAGGGGCGTTCAAGCGCAAGCTGGACGACACTGGACTGAGATGGGACAAGGAGGCTAACGTCTATGTCCTACTGGATGACACAAAGTCTGCTCAGTAGCTGGCAGCACTTCTTGGATGCGGACGACCTGTGGGCGGACAAGAGCTGGGCATCCTTCCTCTCGGCCCTGCGCCGAGAGGAACAGCCGCTCACAGAGGCCATGAAAAAGGGAATACAGTTTGAAGACGACATCAACCGGACGGTCGCTGGGGAGAAATTAGACCGAAAGGAGGATCGGCGGGCAAAGGCGGTGGCAAGGTTTTCCCGGATATGCAGGGGAGGCCAGTCACAAGTGCCAGTATCCGGCGAGCTGTCTATCGGCGGGCTGGACCTTGTCCTCTACGGGGTCTGCGACTATGTGAAAGCCGGTATCATTTACGACATCAAGCGGGTCACCCGATATGAGTATGGAAAATATCAGCACAGCCCACAGCATTCCATGTATTTGCATCTGATCCCAAGTGCGAGCCGGTTCGACTATCTGATTTTCGATGGGTCCTTCTGCTATCGGGAGAGCTACCGCAGAGGGGATTTCCAACCCATCGAAGACACGATCACGCAATTCATCCGTTTTTTGCGGGAACACAGCCTAATAGATGAGTATAAACGCTATTGGGGCATGGACGAAGAAAGGGAGTGGAAACGATATGGCGTTTAGAAGCTATGAAAACGACAACGACATCATGAAAAAAGGTGAATACGAGGTCTATCTCAAGGATTGCTGCGAGACAGAGACAAGAAATGGAACAGAATGTATCAAGTTTGAGTTCGTCGTCAGAAGCGATATTGAGCAGCAATATCAAAACAAGCACAAATTCAAGCAGTTCTATCGGGATAGGGAGACGGGCGAATGGCCGATGGAAAAGATTGGCCGTTACGCAAACGCGCTTGGAATCCCAAAGAATGATGAATTTGAACTGGATGACCTGATCGGCAGGAGCTGCGTCATGGTGATCAATCACTATGCCACAGAAGATGGGGAGACAAAAGATTGCATATTCTTCCTCAAAAAAAGTGAGAAAGAGCCTTATATCAGCGAGGGTACCCAGTTTACTGAAATGGAAGATGAGAACAACGAAGAGCTTCCGTTCTGAGGTGAGCTATGGAGCGCCGGTATAAAGACGGCGTAGATTACTGGAATATCGATGTAGATTTCTTTGAGAATAAAAAGATACGGCTGATTCGGGCCGAATTTGGGATACAAGGCGTTTATATCTTTATCCTGATCCTCAATGAGATCTATCGGACAAGCGGGTATTACAAACAGTGGGATAACGACGACTGCCTTCTGATGTCTGCTGGCGCGGGTGTGGATGGTGGTTGCAGTCCTGGACTTATAGGCGAAGTTGTGCAGGGGTTGGTCAGACGTTCTCTTTTTGATAAGAGGGTTTTTGACTCGTTCGGCGTGCTGACATCGCCAGAGATACAACGGCGATTCCTCCGGATCGTAGGGAATAGCCGAGACAGTATCCCAATGATCAAGGAGTATTTTCTGTTGGATATGTCTTCCCGCAAAGACATAACAGAGGCTACTCTTAAAAAGCTTACTCTTTTCCCGCTTACCAGTAAAGATAACGCCGAAAACCTTAAGGTTTGTGGTCAAAACCTTAAAGATTTAGACAAAGAACAGAACAGAAAAGAAAAGAACAGAAATAATATAGGCGTGGAGCCCGCTTCGGGCGGGCCCCCGCCCGTTATCCGGCTGCCTTTGAACGATGGAACGGAATACTTGGTATCGCAGGAACAGGAGCAGGAGTGGGAACAGCTCTATCCGGCTGTTGACATCAAGCAGGAGCTGCGGGAAATGCGGGGCTGGATCTTAGCGAACAAAACGAAGCGGAAGACGCGGCGAGGGATCGAGAAGTTTATCGTCAACTGGCTGTCCAGGGAGCAAGACAAGGGAAGGGGAGGCAAAGAAAGTGGTTCAGACTACTGGGACAAGATACTCGGGTGAGACCGTCCTACTGTACAGGCCGGAATTCATGGACCCGTCAGACCCGATGGGGCTATGGTGGTGCCTGGACCCGGAGGACGTGCAGGCGGTGACGGTAAACGCCGTAAGTAAGGCGGTCCTCGCATCTTGGGAAGAAGTAGGACCAGCCGCCCAATGGGCGCAGCAGTGGCGGTATATCTTTATGGCGGCGCCTCCCAGCCCGGAGCGGGCAGAGGCCGCGGAAGAGCTGTCCAACCGCTGGCAGATGCCGGTTCTTCTGCCCACGGAGGCTGCGTTTAAAGGCTGTAAAAGTATGCGGGAATACATAGACCGTTATGGACACAGTGACATTGGTAAGCTGTTGTTTATGGCTAGTGAGATGCCGGTGCAGGGGCTCTTGAACTTGGCGGAAGTGGAGACGACAGTAAAACGGGACGCGAACCGCGCGCTTTCTGGGATCAGAGACTTGGACAATATGATCGGCGGGTTTTCCGCCGGAGAATTATCTGTTTGGACCGGCAAGCGGGGAGAGGGAAAGAGCACACTTCTTGGGCAGATCCTTCTGGATGCGGTCAATCAAAGCCACCGGGTATGTGTTTATTCGGGAGAAACCCCGGCGAATAAATTTAAGCTGTCGATGCTTCAACAGGCAGCTGGTTACCGCTATGTATGCGCGAATACGGTACCTGGTACTGAGCGGAAATTCTATACAGTAAAGGACGAGGCCAGGGAAGCTATTGACGAGTGGTGGCGTGGATGCCTGTTCCTGACCGACATCCGCAAGGACAACGCCCACGATGAGGACAACATCCTGAACCTGTTCGAGTACGCCAGGCGGCGGTACAACTGCGACACATTTCTGGTGGACAACCTCATGACCGCAGCGCTCAAGCAAGAAGCACAGTTAGGGGTCTGGCAGGCACAGAGCAAGTTTGTAAAGCGGCTAAAGGCGTTTGCGGAAGGGAAAGGCGTACACGTTCATCTGGTGGCACATCCCCGGAAGACAGGGAAAGACACCATTGAGGCGGATGATGTAGGCGGATCGGTGGATGTGACGAACCTTGCTGATAACGTGCTTAAAGTGGAACGAGTACCGGAGGAAAAGAAAACAGAGGACTGCTCCACCGTCCTGACGGTGATGAAAAACCGGCAGTTTGGAGAGCTTGGTCTTGTGAGGCTGGACTTCAACGAATGTGACAAGCGGTTTTTTATGGCAAAAACAGGGGACCGAAAAGTATATACCTGGGAGATGAAATTGGATGGAGCTAAACGAAGCAAGGCGGCGGGCGCTGGATGAGGCCAAACGGCAGGCGGATATCGCGCTGCTCTCCGCCACGGGGAAGGACTATCTGGACGCGGCGGAGCGCATCAAACTGGCGGTGGCGCTGCTGCGGGTGGTGATGGAAGAATGAATAGCAAACAGAAGGGCAAGCGTGGAGAACTGAGCCTTGTGCGCTTCTTGCGGGATGAGGGATATGAGTGCCGCAGGACGGCGCAATACTGCGGGAACACCGGGGATGCGGCGGACATCGTGGGACTTCCTGGTCTGCACATCGAGTGCAAGTATGTGGAACGCATGAACATGCGGGAGGCTCTTGGACAGGCCAAGCGGGACGCAAAGCCGGGGGAGATACCCATTGTATTTCACAGGTCCAACAACAGGCCGTGGGTGGTTTGCCTGGATGCGAAGGACTTTATGGCTATATACCGGGAGTGGGAGGCAAGAGATGGGTAAGAATTTCTCAGACCGGCTCAAGGCGGAGCGGGAGGCCATCCAGATTGCTGTACAGCAGACATACACCCAATTCATGATGGACATGGTCTCACTGACGCTCAACGACCCGGAGGTCATGGGCAAGGACACGTTTGGGTATGAGCGGCTTTTGAGGGTGCTGCATGGGGTAGAGGCGAATTTTGACAAGTACGCCGACGCTCTAACCAAGAAGGCAAACGCGGACTATTGCAGGGAAAAGCTGGATGAGAACCTGGCCCGGATATGTGGGGACAAGCTGATCCCGTTTGAGAAGCGGTATGATTGGGTGGTGAAAATCAGCTATGGAAGGCAGCCCCTGTGAAACCTGTAAAAAAGCGGAAACCTGTAAAACGGAGAACTGCGCAAAGTGGAACGAATGGTTTAGAAGATGCTGGAGGAGGCTGAGAAAGCAATGGATGACATCAAATTAGCCCTTTTGGGCGATCAAGAGGCGGCCAAGCGGTTGACGGATGCGGGGGTGCTGCTGTTTGGCAACTGCCTTGACCTGATGCCCAAGCTGCCAGAAAACAGTGTTGACTTTCTTTTTACCGATTTGCCATATGGAACAACAAACTGCAAATGGGACACGCCGATAGACCTTGACCTATTTTGGAGAGAGGTAAAGCGGTTAGTGCGTCCTGGTGGTTGCAAAGCCCTGTTTGCACAAGCTCCGTTTGACAAGGTACTTGGGTGCAGTAATCTGCAAGAACTACGCTATGAATGGATTTGGGAAAAAACACAGGCAACCGGGCATCTAAATGCAAAGAAGATGCCGATGAAGGCCCATGAAAATATCTTGGTATTCTATGACCGACTGCCAACCTACAATCCGCAGATAACTCATGGACACGAACGGAAGGTATCTACCGCTCAGCATAAGCGTAACTGCAGGACGGGGGATGCCTACCACGACTATCTGCCCACTGGATATGACAGCACAGACAGATATCCGAGGGATGTCTTACATGGGCCGAGCGACAAACAAAAGTTATGCTTGCACCCGGCACAAAAACCAGTATGGTTATGTAAACAGATAGTGCTTACTTACACAAACCCGGGGGATACGGTGCTGGATTGCTGTATGGGCAGCGGCTCTATTGGAGTAGCGTGTCTGGAAACAAAAAGAAGGTACATTGGTATGGAAAAAGATAAGAAAATTTTTGATACGGCAAAGGCCCGCCTCGCCTGGAACACCCGCGCGCCGGTGCTGACGGCGGAGGAGATGGAGATGCTGGAGGGGATGGAATGAAGCCGATTTATGAGCCGAAAGGGAAAGCCAAAGAGTACGGTGACTATGCGCTGAATATCTACACTGGATGCCCGCACCGTTGCTATTATTGCTTTGCGCCGAGTGTATTGCATCGAGACCGAGAGAAGTTTCACGCAGATGTCCGGCCCCGTGATGGAATTGTAGAGGCGACCAAGGCACAGTTGGAGAGAGAGCACATTACCGGAAGAATTATTCACCTGTGTTTTACTTGTGACCCATATCCGACCGGCTACGATACCACGCCGACACGGGAGATCATCAAAGTTTTGAAGGAATACGGGAACCGCGTCCAGATTCTCACAAAGGGGGATGGGAGCCGGGACTTCGATCTGCTAGACAGCGAGGATTGGTACGGCGTGACCATTGACGGCTCCGCCAGCGGCCCATACGCGCCGAGCGACCGGATGGCAGACCTGTATGCCGCAAAGTGCAGGGGAATCAAGACCTGGTGCTCCTTTGAACCTGTCCTATACGCTGATGCAGTGCTAGACTGTATCGAAAATTGCCATGACATCTTCGACAAGGTGAAAATTGGGAAGCTGAACTACTACCCGTCGAATATAGAATGGGCAAAGTTTGGGCGAGAAGCCGAAGCACTTTGTCAGCGACTTGGCCTGGACTACTACATTAAGGAAAGTTTGCGGAAAGAAATAGAGGCCCACCCATGAGCATGACGCTGGAAGAAGCGATTGATATTCTTGATGAAATTTTAAGGCTTAATCTTGGCCTTGAACAAAAAGGCCACCCAGCAATCGAGGCCATGAAGGTTGCCCTCTCCGCCCTCACCCCACCCACGCAGGAGAAGATGGAGCGGGTGTGGCCGGGGTGCGAGCGCTGTACTGACCCTGATACAGCAGAGGCTTGGAGCAGGTGGGGCCACCAATACTGCCACCATTGTGGCCGCCCCCTCACCCCGGAGGCGTGGGAGGAACAGAGAAAGAGATGGGAGGCGCTATGGAGCATATCCTGAGCCTCAGCTACGTGAGGTTTGAGTATGGCAAAAATTAAACACGGAGGGTGCGGAACCCCGCTATACAATGTATGGAAAAGCATGAGGCAAAGGTGCAATAATCGAAGATCACATGATTATAGATGGTACGGGGCAGATGGCATCCGGATTTGCAAAGAGTGGAGCGATTTCAGCAACTTTAGAAATTGGGCAGTGAACAGCGGATACCAAAAAGGGCTTACGATTGATCGAATTGATGTCAATGGTGATTACTGTCCTGAAAATTGCAGATGGGTCACTATACAAGAACAGCAAAAAAACAAAAGAAATGTTCTGAGATTTCAATATTCTGGAAGCAATTATACGGTGGAAACCTTTTGTAAAGAATTCCACATTTCAATGCAAATGTTTTATGACAGAAAACGCAAAGGATGGAGCTTAGGTGAGATTGCTACCACGCCAAAGGTCAAAGCCGGAGGGTACAGAGAAAAGGGGGTGCGTGTAAATCATGGCTGAGCATATCTTGTCGCTTAGCTATGGCTAGCTGACAAAGATTCGATTGCCTGCCTGGGAGCCATTGAGCAACTTGGCTGGCCTCTCGACCGCATTGTCCACGCCGAAGTTTGGGCGACAGACACCATCCCCGCCGATCTACCTCCGATGGTGGAGTTTAAGGAAAAGGCAGACAAGATCATCAAAGAGCGGTGGGGCATCCAAGTAGAGCACATTAGATCAAAACGATGTTATCAAGATGTCTTTTACATGGTGGCGAACGGAGAAAATGAGGAAAGGGCCGGGAAAATCTATGGATGGCCATATCAGAGAGGCCCGTGGTGCAACAGCCGCTTAAAGCAAGCCGCTCTTGCAGAAAGCAGAGGCATACAGTATTTAGGTATCGCCGCCGACGAGCCAAACCGCTTCCACAACCTGTCCGATGCCAAGCGCTCTCCGCTGGTTGAGGCGGGATGGACGGAAGCCGACTGCCGCCAGTGGTGCGAGGAAAATGACTTGCTCTCCCCAATCTACACAACGGCCACGAGGGGCGGCTGCTGGTTTTGCCACAATCAGGGTGTCGGGCAATTGCGGCTGCTGCGTAAAAACTATCCAGACCTGTGGGCGCTGATGCTCAAATGGGACGCAGACAGTCCTGTGACGTTCAAACCACCCAGAAGACAATGGGTGACAGATCTAGACGGACCAGAAACACGACTTGTGTATGCCGATGATGACGACACCGTGGAACGGGAAGAACGCGGCTACTGGAAGAAATTGCCCGGTTGTACCGTCCACGACTTCGAGTGGCGGTTCCAGCTGGAGGACGAAGGGCTGATTTACCCGGATGACAAGGTGTTCCGGTGGTCTATGTTGGACGATGAATTGAATTATAGATTATTTTAGGAGGCGCTAACCGATGTTAAGACCGATTGACGCATATGCACTAAACAACGCTCTGGTGTCGTGGTACAACGACACGGAAGATGCAACAGAAAAGGCGGTGCTGCGCCGGGTGATGCAGATGGTGGTCCATGCGCCCACCCTCACCCCGCCAAACGAGCCGCTGACGTGGGAAGGGCTAAAATCGGAAGCAAAAGTCAATCCGGTTTATAGTGTGAAATATGGCTGGATATTCCCAAACACTGTTAAGGACGAACCATATAAACAAATATGGTTTTTTACATCAAAGGGATTCGCTCAGACGGAATTGTTTTACCGTGATACATTTTACCGCCGTCCACCGGAGGGAGAGGAGGAACCTGATGGACATTGAGAAGCTGATTGAGCAGTTGCGCACTGACAGCCTTTATGCAGACAAAGCGTCTTTGGAAATTATGGACCTGTGCATGGCCGCCGCCACCGCCCTTTCCACGCTCCAGATCGAGAATCAGGCGTTGCGAAATGCAGCCAACAGTTTTAAGGCCGAAAACGAGAAGCTGAGGGGCCGCAACACTAAATTGGAGGACATGATCCGAAGCCAGCGGAACGGATTACAAGAGCTGCGGGCCGAGCTGGAGCATTGGAAAAACGCACATCACCAGGCAGCGCTTAACTTCCAACAGGAAAACAGGGAGTGCAACAAGGTTTTGGCCGAGCTAGAGCAGGTGAAGCGAGCACTGGCCATGATGTGGTTTTCCTATGTCAACAGTGACAAGGAGATGCCGCATAGCTATGAAACCGAGGCGCTGGACGAGGCGGAACGCATTTTAGGCCCGTGGGATGAGTGTATGCCGAAGTATCTAAGGCGCGGCCAGAAGGAGGACTGACATGAAGCGGCTGACATACTTTGACGGCGGGAAATGGCGGCTCAAAATCGGCGATACGGAATACAGCGGTGAAGTCGTTGACCGCCTCGCCGCATATGAGGAAACGGGCCTGGAGCCGGAGGAAATCCGCAATCAACTGGAATCTATGCTTGATGCTGTGGCATTGTATTTTGAGACAACGCCTGACCGCCTCCGCGAATTGGCCCAGGCTGATAAGGAGGAGCGGTGTTTTATCGGCCCGTTTGTCGCAATGATTGAACAATCGCTGTCAGGTGGAGAAATGAAGCCGAAAAGAGACCAGAGATTTAATGGGCGGTATGCGGTTGTATATTTTGACCCAAAGAAATGGTCCTCTCCGCTGATTGACATTTGCGGGACACCCTACAACCGAGGAGAGGCTGAAGCCCGGATGGAAGTATTAAAACAAAATGCTGCCGAGGCCGCACTACGGAGGGAGCAGGATGGGTAATATCATTGGACTGTTGCTTATTATTACTATTTTCCTGTGTGCTTTATGGATTACTGATATGAGCAAGAGAGACGAGATCCGGGGCACCCGTAAAGAGTTAAAGCGAATTGCTGACGCGCTGGAACGGAGGGAGCAGGAATGAGTTACATAGAGCGGGAAGCTATCCTCAAATATTCAAGGGCGATGCTTGACCGGGCAGCGCACCATATTCGCACCGGGCAAACTGAAAGCGACACGTGGAAAGCTATCCACCATACCCAGCAGGAGGAACGGGCCGAATTTGTCAGCCTACTGGAAAACGCCCCCGCCGCCGACGTTGCGGAGGTGAGGCACGGGAGATGGGTAAACACCAACAAAGAAGTTGAGCAAATGTGCAAATGCTCGGAATGTGGATACCCAATAAGTTATTTTTGGAGCAGAACTCCATACTGCCCCAACTGCGGCGCTCGCATGGACAAGGAGGCGACAAATAATGAAAGATAGACTTGGAAATTTACTCAACATTGGCGATAGATGTGTTTGTTATAACACGATGAGAACTGGTTCCAGCACCACAAGGCTCGTACAATACGAGGGTGAAATTATTGGTTTCACAAAAAAGAACATCCGAGTTAAATGTGTGGACTGTTGCTACTCTCATCGAATTGGCGATGAATTTCTTTGCGGCGCAGATAACATTTTCAAATTAAGAGGTAACGAGCATGAGGCTTGGTGATTTGGATGCGCTGAAAGACGCGATCAATTTTGGCATATCAGATGCTCCTACATATATCAAGGCAACAGTAGACCAGTATATTGATGAAGCCCCCATTATTGATGCCGTTCCTGTGGTCAGGTGCCGGGAGTGCACCCATTACAAAATCTGCGATGAGTGGAAAAACGGAAAGCGAATGCTGTGTGAAATCCACCACCATTCATACTTAGATCATGACGGAGATAATCATTTTTGTTCCTGGGGCCAGCGGAAGATTGAAACTGTACTTGCAAAAAGTGACGCGAAAGAGGACGAACCATCCGGAAATCCCGGAAAGTTGGAGGAGGGCGGCTATTTTACCGAGAACGAGCGCAAAGCCTACCGGGATATGCTCAATCGGGCCGGGAAGCCTACGGGAGTTAAAATTGAGGATTTGATGCAAGATTGCGACCAGTCTCAAAAAAGTCGCAATTCAGTCGCAAAAAAGGAGGAGGCCAACATGGACAAGCCGTTGAAGGACTGGACGCTGGGGGAAGCAAAAGAATACTGCACAAGCAGAAACGGAAATTGCGCAGACGATTGTATATTCTCAAAAAAGGGGATTGGAATGGTATGCGGTATTGCCCCTAAACCTGTATGGTGGACGTTGCCAGAGAAGCCCCGCTTCACCGAGCAGGAGGTGGAAGTGGCAAAGGCAATTAAACTTCTATTCCCGGATGTAGTGAAGGTTTGTCGGTTCAGTGGTGTTGTAAAAGCCGAATGCAAAAACGGAAGTGGAGAATGTATGATTGGAGCCAAATTGCTGCCATCTATCCAAAACCACCAGTCCTACACCCTTGACGAGATCATCGGAGGTGCCCAATGAGCGAAGTCATCATTACCAGCACATGGGGACATGAAGATGACCAGCAGGCAAAAGCCGACGCAGGGAAGCTGGAACTCGACCTTGTGCCTACACAAATCATACGGGACATTGCAGAGGTCCGCATGTATGGGAACCAGAAGTATCACGATCCGGGCAACTGGAAAACCGTGGAGCTGCGCCGGTACATCAATGCCCTGCTACGACACACACTGGCTTTTGTGGACAAGCCTGACAGCGTAGACACAGAGAGCGGGATTCCACACTACAAACACATGGCCTGCAATATGGCGTTTATCTGCGAGATGCTGGGAGGAAACATCCACGGCGGGGAGGGCGGACAGTGAAAGAGTACAAACTGCAAGTCCCTGATGATACCGTCGGCATATCAATCACGGTTTTCCGTCAGAAGAAAAAGAAACGTTTGTTTTCCAGGAGCTTCAACGTTGAATCTGCTTTGGAGACCTATGTTCTTGATCTGGTGGACGGAGAGAGTGGACAGCATGGGGAGGGATAGCCCTTGAATAAGTTCCCGGAGAAATTGATAAAGTTGAGGGAAGAAAAGGAGCCGGGGAAAAGAGTTGATATTGTGTCGCAGTTGATGGGGTTTGGGCCCAATACATTGAGAGGCTACGAGAGGGGAGAGCATGAGCCAACAATATCAAATCTTTCGATAATTGCAAAATATTACAATGTGAGCTTGGGATATTTTGATTAAGGCTAACCTTTCATTATATTGTTAAAAATATTCCGTTTTTTACAACATGTGGTGAGCACAAAATAATAATTATGCGAAAATGGGAGTGTGGGAGCATTTGCCCCTGCGCTCCCATTCGCCTCCTCTACAACCGCCCGGCACCGAGGCGGGGAATATCGGGCACTATATGCCGCACGCCGAACAGCAGCCCACGCATCCGGGCCGGAGGGTCGCACCCTCCATGCGGCAACTCACTCCAAGTCGCGCCTATAAGATAGTCGTAGTGACGGCGCGGAAAAACCTCCTGGCAGTCGAGAAAGCCCGGCAGTGTCTACGAGCGCACGGGTACTGAACCAGGGGCCACTGAGGTATAAGCCCTGCATGGGGGCCGGATGTTTCTAAGTGGCGCAGGACCGCCCGCACCTCTCAACGATGTGGCCCAGGGCGGCCATACCCCGCTCCCGTCCGCATGAGGGCGGCGGCGGGACAATACGAGCGGTGGCGGAACAGGTAGACGCTTCAAGGGATAAGGAATCCCCCGAACACGATAAAGGTGTCGAGGCCCACGATGTGATTCTATGTGAGGTGCAAATCCTCACCCGCTCACTCTAAACGAAAGAGGTCGTCAAGATGAACAATACCATTTTCTACCAATGGGGGGGGGCGCTCTGACCTCCTGACCGTCAAAACGCCGAAAGGCGGTGACGGGGTGTGATTTTTCAGTCGGTAATCGGGGGAAGCGGCGGCGGAGGATTCACGGAGAACGGAAATAGTTATGGGAACATCACTGCATCTAATTCTATGGCTATGAGCGTCCCCGATGGAACAAGTTTGATTCTTATATATGCCTCGCCTAGAAGTACAGACAATCAATATATGACGTTTTGCACTCCAGGTAAAGAAGTGCGTTCGGGATATTTGCAGTGTGAGTGGGATAAAGGCACAAACAAAATCACGATAACAAACAAAGGCGCTGTTATTTTGGACTTTTGTTATGCCTGCTTGGCGTGATGTAGACACCCCCCTGAACCCACAGGAGGGACACAGGGGGTATCAAATTGTCCGGCCAGTGGGCAAAGCCGGAAACAACCCACAGCATAGCCCGATGAGGGCTATATGGAGCACTGCCAATAGGGCGCGGGCGGGGCAGGACCGCCGTGCTCCACCGATCTTATTTATGAGCGCCCCCGCTAAAAGAAAACCGCCCCCGGAGGGGCGGCGCGTCAAAGAAGGATCTCTTTTAACCTCGAAAGATTGTCTTTGTTTGGGCTGACCTTGCCGGATTCCCAGCGGGAGACAAGAGCCTGGTCAACGCCCATCTGGTCGGCAAGCTGGGCCTGAGTCAGCTTTTTGGCCCGGCGGGCGGCGGAGATATCAAACGCTTCCCCTGCCAGGGGCCTCTTGGCCCGGCCTGCAAAATAGCCGAGTTGCCAGGAGCCTTGTATCTCCAGAGGCTGGCACTTCTCGGAGCCGCCGTCCATCTCAGGCTCGATGCTGACTATCTCGCACAGGGCCTCGCCCACCTGATTGTTAAGGTTGCCTTTGAGGATGCCGAGCCGTTGAGCGTCCGAGACCACCTTTGCGCTGGCAGAGTGGGGACGCTGGCAAGCCAGCGTAGCGTCGCCACCGATATCCTCTTTGGATTCCGCATTGAGGCGGCCGAACACCCAGCCGAACACATAAGCTTCGCGGTTGGTCATTGGGACACCCCCTTAAAAAGAGACTTGTACAGTTCGTCGGTCTCGGAGCACTTCTGCTTATACTCATCACTGGATTGGTATTCAGTAAACTTTTGGGTGCGAACATCCTCAAGGTCATGCCACAGACGGGCGGCGGTCTCATCCATGCCCTCCATAGGAGGGTATAGATAGCACATCACATCATGGATGGCATCGAGCTGGTCGATGGTCATTTCTTCAAGTCGCTCTTTCATCGGTTTGGCCTCCTTTGTTTCATGAGATTATTATAGCATAAAATATGTAATTGTCAATACATAATTTGAAAATATTTATGCCGCAGTGCATCAGGCACGATAAAAAACCGCCCAGCAGTTAAGCTGGACGGATGAGACTTAGACAGGGGCGCAAAAACGATGGGGGTCCAATTCCAAAGCGTCGCACACGGCCATGGCAATCCGGAACGACGAGCTGGAAAGGTCGCGCTCCCCCGATTCAAAGCGCTGGTACTGGCGGAGCAGAATACGAGCTTTATCAGCTACCTCCTGCTGGGACAAGCCAAGCTCGGCCCGCCTCGCGGCCAATATCTGAGCTTCAGATGGCACGTCCTCGAACGTGATTCCGTGGATCACTTCTGTATTACCCTTAAATTCAAAGTTATCATTCATAGTTGTACCTCCTTACGTCCAAGTGGACATGAATATAATACGACCAACTGGACGCAATGTCAAGAGGGAATTTCGCAGAAAGGGGTGGTGATATGGCCGCACGGCTGACGGATAAGCAGAAAAAGAAGATTGTCGCGGACTACGTCGAGCTGGGCAGCTATAACGCCACGGCGAAGCTCAACGGCGTATCCCTCAACACGGTGAAGCACATTGTGCAGGCAAATGCAGAGATTGCAGAGATGTGCAATCAGAAAAAAGAGGAAAACACCGCCAGCATCCTGGACTATATGGACGCGCAGAAGGACCGGGTATGCCAGATCATCGGCGTAGGGCTGGAGGTGCTGCCGGACAAGATCCGGGACGCGAAAAGCGCCTCAGAGGTGACTACGGCTATGGGAACCCTCATCGACAAGTTTACCCGGCAGCTACCCAGCCAGAAGATTGAGGTGGAGAGTTCCTTGAGCCTGTCGGACAAGCTCAAGGCCATCCAGGAGGCGGCGGAGCGGTATGGACATTGATACCCTGGCCTCCGTCGCCCAGTGGTACAACGAGCTGCGGGACACCAGCAACGACACGTTTATGCCCCTGTTCGCCGACGAGCACCGCTACCTAGTACTCAAGGGGGGCGGCGGCTCCGGAAAGTCCATCTTCGCTGGGCGCAAGGAGCTGGAGCGGTGCGTCTCGGAGCCGAAGCACAGAATCCTTGTATGCCGCAAGGTGGCCAGGACCCTCCGGGAGAGCTGCTTTGCCCAGCTGCGGGGCCAGATCGCCCAGCACTACCCCAACTGTGGGGCTGTGGTCAGCAAGGGGGAGATGCGCATTGCCTTCCCCAACGGAAGCGAAATCCTGTTTGCCGGGCTGGACGACGTGGAAAAGCTCAAATCCATCTATGACATCACCGGGATCTGGATTGAGGAAGCGTCCGAACTGCTGGAAGGGGACTTCAATCAGCTGGACATCCGGCTGAGAACGAAAACCCCTTATTACCTGCAAATCATCCTTACCTTTAACCCCATCTCCATCACCCACTGGCTGAAAAAGCGGTTCTTTGACAAGAGCGACCCACGGGCCACGGTGCATGAGTCCACCTACAGGGACAACCGCTTTTTGACCCCGGAGGCCGTGCAAACCCTGGAAGGGTTCAAGGATACCGACGAATACTACTACACCGTCTACTGCCTGGGCCAGTGGGGCGTGACGGGCAAGACTGTGTTCGACGCAAAGGCCGTGACCAGGCGGCTGCTGGACGATGTGCGGCCCGTGCGGGTGGGGCAGTTCATATTTGACTACGACGGGCTGACCCTAAAAAACATCCGGTGGATGGACGACCCCAACGGGTTCATCAAGGTCTACCGGGAGCCGGAGAATGGGGTGCCCTACGTCATCGGCGGGGACACCGCCGGAGACGGGAGCGACAGCTTTGTGGCCCAGGTGCTGGACAACCGCACCGGAGACCAGGTCTGCACCCTGCGGCACCAGAGCGACGAGGATCTATACGCCATGCAGGTGTACTGCCTGGGGATGTGGTACAACACCGCCCTGGTTGGCATCGAGGCCAACTGGTCCACCTATCCCATCCGGGAGCTGGAACGGCTCAAGTATCCCAAGCAGTACGTCCGGGAGAGCGTGGACGACTTCACCCACGGAATACGAAAGTCCTTCGGGTTCTGGACCAACACCAAGACAAGGCCGGTCATCATTGCCGGGCTCATCCAGGCCACGCGGGAGGATATGGACATCGTGTGCGACAGGACCACCCTGGAAGAGATGCTCACCTTTGTGCGGGACGAGACCTACAAGCCCACGGCGGAGGAGGGGGCCCACGACGACTGTGTCATGGCCCTGGCTATCGCCCACGCCATCAGGCCCCAGCAGAGCTATTTGGCCCAAGTCCCTGAGACTGGCGGGGCGGAGTGGGACGCATCCATGTGGGAGGACTACGACAACGCCAGCCCCGCTGAGCGGGAGTACCTAATCAAGAAATGGGGGAAGCCCAAGAGATGAACCGAAAAAAGCTGGAGCTGTGGCAGGGAAGGCTCAGGCGCAACGCCTCCGCCTACAGCGAGGAAGAGGCCCGCATGGACCTGCGGGAAGAGTTGTACCAAGGAAGCAGGCGGATCAACCCCCTCACCGACAAGGCCAGGAAGAAAAAGACCCCCCACGTGCGCAACATCTGCGCGGAGCTCATCGAAAGCCAGGTGGACAGCAACATCCCACAGCCCAAAGTCACCCCGGTGCGCCAGGAGGACGAGTGGCGGGCCAAGCTCATTGAGGACATGCTGCGCAACGAGCTGGACCGGATGCCCTTTGAACAGTTCAATGACGTGATGGAGCGCACGGTGCCCATCCAGGGAGGCGCGGCCTTTTTGGTGGAGTGGGACAACACCCAGCGCACCAGTGCCACGGTGGGCGAACTGGCGGTGTCCACCCTCCACCCCAAGCAGCTGGTGCCCCAGGACGGGGTATACACCGGCATTGAGGACATGGACTACATCATCCTCAAAATCCCACAGACCAAGGGCTACATCAAGTCCCGGTACGGCGTGGACGTGGATCAGGAGTCCGAGGCCGAGCCGGAGGTCAAGGGCGGAGGGACCGCCGAGGACATGATTACCCAGTACGTCGCCTACTACCGCAACGGCAAGGGCGGCATCGGCCTGTATTCCTGGGTCAACGACGTGGAGCTGGAGGACCTGGACGACTACCAGGCCAGGCGGCTACGGCGCTGCGCCCAGTGCGGGGCCGTGGAGCCGCTGGAAGCCGAGCCGGTGGACGAGCCCGCTGTCAATGGGCTGCTGCCCGGCATGACCCCGGACGGCAGCGGACAGGGGCCAAAGGGCGAAAACGGCGGTCAGCGGGGCAGGCGTACAACCTGTCCCTACTGCGGAGGGACCAAGTGGGAGAGCGCCCAAGAGGAATACGAAGAGATATACACCTCCATCCCGCGCAGCGACGGCACCGAGATCCCAGGGGTCCGGGTGGAGATGGCGGAGCAGGTGGACGAGCTGGGGCTGCCCTATCTGGCGGCGGTGCAGGTGCCCACCCGCATCCCCTTTTACAAGCCGGATATTTACCCGGTCATCCTGCAAAAAAACGTGTCCGTCTACGGCAAGTTCCTGGGGGACTCCGACATCGACAAGATCGAGGACCAGCAGAACACCACCAACCGCCTGTCCGCTAAGATCATAGACAAGCTGCTTCGCTCCGGCTCTTACATTACCCTGCCCGATTCCGCCCGTATCCGGGTGGATGAGGACGATATGAAGGTCATCCGCCCCGGCAGCGCCGCCGACATGGCCATGATCGGGGTGTACGACATGCAGGGAGATGTGGAGCAGGACATGGTCTATCTCTCCCAGGTGTATGAGGAGGCCCGGCAGGCCATCGGCATCACCGATTCCTACCAGGGGCGCAAGGACACCACCGCCACCTCCGGCACGGCCAAGGAGTTCTCCGCAGCCCAGGCCGCCGGACGGTTGGAGTCCAAGCGGGTACTCAAGGACGCGGCCTACGCCCAGCTCTTTGAGGCGATGTTCAAGTTCAAGCTGGCCTACACCGACGAACCCAGGCCCGTGGTGAGCTATGACAACCACGGCAGGGCGGAGTACAAGCAGTTTAACCGCTACGACTTTCTGGACCAGGACGAGGCGGGCAACTGGGTGTGGAACGACCGCTTCATCTTCTCCTGCGACACATCCGCACCCCTGGCATCCAACCGGGAGGCCATGTGGCAGGAGACCCGAATGAACCTCCAGACCGGGGCCTTTGGCGACCCTGCCAATTTACAGACCCTCATCCTGTTCTGGACCAAGATGGAAATGCTCCACTATCCGGGGGCGGGAGAGACCAAGAGCTACCTGGAAGAAGAGCTGCAGAGGCAGCAGCTCCAACAGCAGCAGATGATGCAGATACAGATGCAGATGCAGCAACAGCAGATGCAGGTTCAGCAGGCCCAGGCCCAGGCGGAGACGGTCCAGAACGTCGTCAGCCAGGCCCAAAAGGACGCACAGCAGACCATGAGCGCACGTTGATAGCGTAGACATAACAATCCACATAGAAAGGAGGTCGTGGTATGGCCGACAAGGGATACATCGGCAGGATCGGGAACACCGGGACCCAGGTGGTCAAGGCACCTGTCTCCGCCAATACCAAGAAGGGCAACAGCACCGTAAAGAAGGGCACCGACCTGAGAACCGGAAAGTAAGGAGGACATATGGACATCGACTACAGCGAGGTTTTCGGCCTGGAGCCGGAGACAGGTGAAGAAGCGCAGGAGGTCACCGCCCCTGCCGAGCAAGGCGCAGAAGAGCAGGAGTCCGCCGCCCCTGCTGTGGAAGAAATGGCCCAGCCGCCGGAAGACCAGGCGGCTGAGGGCGGAAAGACTGAGGACGACGCGAGGTACGCCGCCGCCCGCCGAAAGGCCGAGGCGGAGCGGGACGCGGAAATCGAGCGGATTCGGCGGGAATCCCAGGAGGAGACCCGCCGGGCCATCGACGAGGCCATCCGGAGCAGCGGGATGACGAACCCCTACACCGGACAGCCCATCACCTCCAAGGAGGAGCTGGACGCATACCAGCGGCAGCACCAGGCCCGGCAGGCTCAGGCCTTGCAGAAAAAGGCCGGGCTGACCCCGGAGGAATACCAGGCGCTGGTCAACTCTCTGCCGGAGGTCCGGCAGGAGCGGGAGGCCAGGGTCAAGGCGGAGGCCGCCGCCCGGCAGGTCCGGGAACGGGAGGCCAGGGCCATGATTGAGGAACAGGTCAAGGAGATCGCCGCCATAGACCCCTCCATCAAGGAGTTTGGCGACCTGGCGAAGATGCCCAACTATGGCCGGTTCCACGAGCTGGTCAAAAAGGGCAACACCCTGTTGGACGCTTACCGCCTGGCCAACTTTGACGCGCTCACCCAGCGGGCCGCCCAGGCCAGCCGAAAGGCGGCCATCCAGTCGGCGGCCAGCAAGGAACACCTCGCCCCCAATCCCCCGAGAGGGACCGGGGCCGTCAGCGTGCCGGAGGACATCAAGGCCGAGTACCGCGCCTTTAACCCGGACGCAACGGAAGAGGAAATCCAAAAGCATTACCAGAAGTATATGAAAAAATGAAAGGAGCTACGACATGGCTTTTCTGATCCATACCGTTGAGGGCGGCAGGGTGCCCGCGTGGGAGTATCTCCCCGCAGGAGCCATCACCCCCCAGGTGGGCATGGCGCTGACCCAGACCAGCGGCAACCTGGCTCTGGCCTCCGGCACCACCGCCCCCACGTACATCTCCATGCGGGAAGAGACGGACAAGCTCACCGCAGGTACCATCATCCCGGTGATCCGGGTGCTGGACAGCATCATCTTTGAAACCACCTTTTCCGCCTCCGCCGCCTCCATCAAGGTGGGCGACAAGGTGACCATCCACACCGACGGCTTGCAGGTCACCGCCACCACCACAGGCGGCGTGGCCGAGGTAGTTTGGATGGAGGGCACCGCCTCCGGCGCTAAGGTCCGGGTGCGGTTCCCCGGCGTGACGGCTGCCGCCGTTTCCGGCGGCGGTGGCGGCTGATAGAAAGGAGTGTTGACAATGGCAGGTATTACATTCTCGGAAGCCTCCGGCCTCCAAGATTCGATTTATGGCAAGTCCCAGGCTCCCATCCGCATGTTCCTGGAGAAGCGGGGAGAGGCGTTTGAGCAGCAGTCCATGGTCAAGGAGCTGTTCAACGTGGAGACCTCCACCCACTACGGGGAGAAGTTCACCACCATGACCGCTATGGAGGGCTTCCAGCCCGTGGGCGAAAACGGCAATTACCCCGTGGACAACATGCAGGAGGGCTTCAACAAGACCATGGAGCACATGGTCTGGAAAAACAGCTTCTCCCTGTCCCGTGAGATTGTGGACGACGCAAAGCTTATGGACCTCAAGAGGCAACCCGCCGCCTTTATCGCGGGCTATTACCGCACCCGTGAGCGGTTCGGCGCGGCCCTGTTCGGCACCGCCATCACCGGCGGCACCTCCACCAGCTTCCGGGGCGTGAGCTTCGCTACCACCACGGCGGACAACAAGTGCCTGTTCGCCAAGGACCACCCCAGCGTGCTCAAGACCAACAAGGGCACCCAGTCCAACCAGTTCGCCGACGCGTTCAGCGTGGAGGCGCTGGGGGCCGTGGAGACGGCCATGCAGGACTTCCGGGGCGACAGCAACGAGATCCTGGACGTGGCCCCGGACACCATCATCATCCCCAATGACTACAAGCTCAAAAACGCGGTGTTCGAGGCCATTGGCTCCGATAAAGACCCCAGCACCAGCAACAACGGCTTTAACTACCAGTATGGCCGGTGGACAGTCATAATCTGGCCCTACCTCAACGAGTTCATCACCAAAGGAACCTCTCCCTGGATTCTGATGGATTCCCGGTACAACCAGGAGTACGGCGGGGCCATCTGGCTGGACCGCAAGACCCTGGAGGTCAAGAGCCGCATCGACGAGGGCAACGACGCAAACGTGTGGAGCGGCTACGCCCGGTTTACCGCGGGCTTCAACGACTGGCGGTTCGCCGCCGTGGGCGGCGTGGCCGGGGGCACACAGCTCATCGGAAGCTGACGAAAAAGGGGCCGGGAAACCGGCCCCTTCCGCAAAAGGAGGGATACCATGACCCTGGCACAAGTGATCGCCAGCGTGGACGAGGTCAAGCCCAACGCCTTTTCCAACGAGACAAAGACCATGTGGCTCAACGAGGTGGAGGGCATGGTTCAAACGGAAGTCTTTTTGTTCAATCCCGTGGAGATCGTCCAATACGACTACACGGCGGACAAGGACAAGGAGCTGTTGGTCTACCCACCCCACGATAAACTATACGGACCCTATCTGGAGGCCCGCATCGACTACGCCAACGGCGAATACAACAAATACCAGAACACCATGCAGATGTTCAACGGATTTTACGGGGAGTTTATGCGGTGGTATGCCGACACCTACCAGCCAGCGGACGCTCACAGGGAGGGATTGATCTGATGTATAACCCGGAACAGTGGAGAGGCTACTATATCACCGCCTACGGAATCGCCGTCAAGCACGGCTTTGTGGGTACGGAGGAAGAATGGCTTGCTACCTTGAAAGGCGAGAAGGGAGACCCCGCCGTCAACCTGGGCAGCTATGACGACTATGAGACGTTCATTTCCGAGCATCCCACCGGGGAGGACGGAGATGTGTATATCGTCGGCACCCAGTTCTACGCCTGGGAAAACGGAGGTTGGAAGGACAAAGGAAGCTGGCAGGGACCCAAAGGCGACAAGGGCGACCAGGGGGAGAAGGGAGACGCTGGTCCCCGTGGACCGGCCGGACAGACGGGAGAGCCAGGCCCAAAGGGGGATACAGGAGAGCCAGGTCCTCAAGGCGAAAAAGGCCAGAAGGGCGACAAGGGCGACCCGTTTACCTACGAGGATTTTACCCCGGAGCAGTTGTCTGCGCTGACCGGCCCCCAGGGTCCACAGGGACCGAAAGGCGACACCGGAGATACCGGGCCCCAGGGGGAGAAGGGTGATACGGGTGAGACCGGCCCCCAGGGTCCCAAGGGAGAGCCGGGCGATATCGGCCCACAAGGACCCAAAGGAGACCAGGGAGAACCCGGACCCCAAGGACCGAAAGGCGATACCGGGGACACAGGTCCTCAAGGCCCCAAAGGCGATACCGGAGAAACAGGCCCCCAGGGACCAAAGGGAGACAAGGGGGACACCGGGACCGGACTGGATATCAAGGGGACCTATGAAAGCCTGGAAGCCCTGCAAAGCGCCGTGACGCAGCCCAAACAGGGAGATATGTACAACGTGGGCGCGTCCGCCCCCTACACCATTTATATGTGGGACTCCGACCAATGGCTGAGCCAAGGGCAACTGCAAGGTCCGCAGGGAGAGCGCGGACCGGAAGGCCCTCAAGGCCCGAAGGGTGATCAGGGAGAGGTTGGCCCCCAGGGACCGAAGGGAGACACAGGTCCCCAGGGGAATGTTGGCCCGGAGGGACCCCAGGGTCCCAAGGGAGACGCTGGAAGCGCCGGGAACGGCGTGGAATCGGTGGCGCTGTACGAGGGAACCCACGCCCCCGGCACCCTGGACACCTACCGCATGACCTACACCAACGGGACTCACACCGATTATCAAGTGTATAACGGCATGGACGGGATCGGCAGCGGCGACTTCATGGCCAACGGCACCGTACCCATGACCGGGGATCTCCAAATGGGTGGCAACAAAGTCACCGGCATGGCGGAGCCTACGGCGAACACCGACGGGGCCACCAAGGGCTATGTGGACAAAGCAGTGGAGGATGTGACCATCACCACCGACGCAACGCCCACACAGGGTAGTAAAAATCCCGTTCAGAGCGGAGGGGTATACAGCGCCTTGCAAGATGTGGAGGAAGGTATCCCGACAAAGGTAAGCGACCTGACCAATGACAGTGGGTTTATTAGCGGGTACACGGAGACAGACCCCACCGTTCCAGAGTGGGCCAAAGCGCCCAGTAAGCCCACTTACACAGCCACCGAGGTGGGGGCTAGGCCCAATACCTGGATGCCCTCCGCCACAGATGTAGGTGCCATCCCGGCCAGCCAGAAGGGGGCCGCAAGCGGCGTTGCCGAGTTGGATTCCAGTGGCAAGGTGCCCTCTGTCCAGCTTCCCAGCTATGTGGACGATGTGGTGGAGTTTGCGAGCAGGGACAGCTTTCCCGCCACCGGAGAGGACGGCAAGATCTACATTGCCGAGGACACCAACCTGACCTACCGCTGGAGCGGCACCCAGTACGTGGAGATCTCCCCGAGTTTGGCCCTGGGCGAGACATCCAGCACCGCCTACCGTGGCGACCGTGGCAAGACCGCCTATGACCACAGCCAGACCACGGGCAACCCCCACGGGACCACGGCGGCGGAGGTGGGGGCTATGCCCGCAGTGAGCGGGGGTTCCACTGGCCAAGTATTGACCAAGACCGACGATGGACAAGCGTGGCAGGACGCGCCGGAGACGGGCATGAGCCAGGACGATGCCGATGCAAGGTATTTGAAGCTGTCCGGCGGGACGATGACGGGACATGTGGATTTTGCAAACGGGAAAGGTGCTGCGTTTTTCCCAAATGGGAGTTCCAATGTTAATGAAG